CATGCGCACAATCTTCTTGAGCCGCATCTGGTTCTGACCTGATCCGATGTTTGTGTTCAGTGGCATAGGCTTAATAGTAGGAATGAAGGGTAAGCCAACCTCATACGTGGTAAAGCTGTACACCTCACTAGGATCAAGAGTGATTTCGCCACTAGCTACCGTGTAAGACGACAGCACATAGCCTTCGTTCGCGCCAGCTTGGCCGTCACGAGTTAACACCTTGACCGATTCACCGTTCAAATGGTCCAGTCCGTCGATATCACCGGCTATTTGGACGCTCTTAATCGAGCAATCCATCAAGTAAGTAAAGTCCCATCGCTCAATAAACAGTTTTGCAACGCTGTTTACAGTCCGCTCGACAGTCATAAAGAGCTGGTCATCTACAACGCAAACACTCTTCACGTCGCCGTCTGTCTTCCAGCTAGTGAAGCCGTTAATGTCCTGACTTCTTAGCGTGTTAAGGATTGTCGCCGTGCCATCTGCATTGACGATAAACAGCCAATTAGCGTCGTCACTTGCAGTACCCGCTAGAAGGGCCATATCGACCGGCTGGTTGATTAAGTGAGAGGCCAGTACCGATCTATCGTCTGACGTGTAAGCGTCCTCGTTAAACGAATACAGGAAGCTCAGTAGGGACTTGCCGTGTCGGTCAACGAATATGGTCGATCCGTCTACGTCTTGGACCTCAACCTTGTTCGCGCCGTGTGAAGTCTGGGGTTGAATCGTAATCGAGCTAGGTGTTGTCGGCTTACTAGTAACTGCAAACTCCGCACCCGACGTAAAGATCTGTAAGTTACGACCGGGGTACACGTCAACAATGTCATTCAGCTTACGAGATGAAATCGTCGCAAAGATTGCTTCATCGTCATCACCATCATCAATATCAAAGTCGAAGAATGATCCCGTCTTAGACATGAAGATTGATTGGGTCTTTGACTCAGTGCCGCCTATGACCAGGCGCCCCTCATAGAAACAAATGCTGTTTGGATATCCACGGGTGGACGACCAGACATCCTCTTTACGGGGCGATCCTGTCTGCGTCTTAGTAAAGGTTATCTCGTGATCTGACGAGCCTTCGGTCACATACGCAGAGAACAACTCAAAGTCTTTTGTAGATTCTCCAGATATTGTGATTGTGTACTGCTGGTTTCCTGTTCGTGCTACGGCTACGCCTGTCTCACCAAATACCGGCATCTCTTGCAGGTTCTTCTGGATGTTAAACACGGTTGACGCTTGCTCATCGGCAGTCGAGTCTCCAGCAAAGCTAATAGACTTAGAAAGAACCCCTTCAATGTCTATCTCAAACCGGTCACCTTTTTTCCATTGTCCCGATCCGGTATGACCTAGCGTCATAACCTGTATTTCATTGGTAGGCGTAGGGCTTAGTGCATCGTCAAAGTCGTACTGAGGCACGTTAGTGAACGGGATAAGGTCCAAAAACCAATCGTTATCTGCTCCAAGGTTTACCAAACGCATTGGTGCAAAGTCACCAACGATAAGCATTACGTTTTCAACCTGAGCCACGCGGATGTTTTCTATTTGGTCCGATGTCAGAGCGCTATACAAGGGCTTGATGTCCGCAACCCTAGTGGTCTGTATGTTTATGCCTACAAGCTGAGAGCGGAAGATTGCGATATTGTCTCGCGTAAACTCCACCAAGTAGTGCCGGTCATCCTCAACGCTCATGTCTACAAGGCGTGGCGTACTTAGAATAGCGGACTCTTCGTACAAAGACAGGCCAGCAATAGTGACCGTCGCAGATCCTAGGTCAGTCGCACCAATACGAGCCAGTCTCCAGTATCGAGCGGTCTGATCAACCAGTAATCGGAAGTTCTGCGGGTTAGTGCCAAGCAAAGGGACGCTTGCGGCGTCGGTATAGGTCACATCATCGGTTGAATACTGGACTTTAAACTGACTACTTGTCCCGGCTGACAGGCTGATCTGGCGCAGATCAATAAACTTCATGGGGAGATCAGTCAACAAATCCATCTTGGCGACAACATACGGGTCAGTCGTGCCGATTGGCGTAGTTGTTGACGTGGTTGTTGCGTCATTGCCGTCATTGAGTACCGATGTGTTTCCGCCATTGGGCATCGTGTACGTCGGTGACTTCTTTGAAATACCTTTAACGCATTCGCTTATAAACTCAGTACCCGGACGTCGACGCATCCCGCCTTGCGGAACGATCACGACGTTCTCGGCAGTCTCGACAGCCTGATAATACTGGTTAATATCAATGCGGCCCTTCAGTAGCGGGGATAACTCACCACTTACAAAGCTAGACTGAATAAATCGAGTCTTAGCCATTAGAACCTCACATTAGTGAATGGGTTGCTTCTTACTTGTTGCGTAGGATACTGCTGAGAGTCCGTGAATCGCGCCATACGGGACGCATTTACATAGGCCGCGGCCATCTCACCTCTAGCCGCAGAGCTGTCTCTAATGCTTGCGGCGAAGTCCATAGCCAGTGCGTACTCAATCATCTTGGCAAAGTACACAGGCCATTCGTCTTCGGGCGTGTTGGCAATGTAGTCAGCGAACATAGCGTTATCTGAGTTGCTGTATACCTTGTCACCGTATATCTGATAGTTGGGATCAGGCGATACAGTGATCAGGAACAGTAAATCAGTAGGTAACTGGTAAATTGTTGCCCATTGATTGGGGTTCACGGGCACGTCCGTCAAGCGGGACATCTGTTCTTGCCTACGAGCAAAGCCCCAACGATGCTTCGTCAGCTCGTTCTGGACTATGTTGTCGTATAAGTTGTTCGCGACAGTCTCGCGCCGTGATCCACCAGTGAGTGAATTAATCGGAGTATCACCAATCAGAATCAGTGCATTGCTAATTAAGTCGATCTTGCTCGCCATAATCCACCCGGAAATAGAATGGCCCCCGAAGGGGCCGTGTAAGACTTATGCAGTCTTGTCGTACTGAACCTTAACCAAACCACCTTCGTCGCGAACGACAGAGCCAGCCTTCAGCATGCCGTTAGACAGCCAAGAGGTCTTCTCAGGAACGTAGTTGATCTCAGTCTTCATGTCGATACCGATAGCAAGGCCGACAGACGGACGCTGGAAGAACCAAGAGTCCACGACGTTAGCCGCTTCAGTCAGACCGCCTTCCGCACGAGTCTCAAGGATGATGAACTGGAAGCCAACAAGAGAGTTGATCTCACCAGATACAAGAGCCTTGACCGCTTGGTAGTCAGAAGAAGTCGCCTTCTCGTCAGCCAAGAGTCCACCCAATCCACCAGCTTCGATTACTGCGAAAAGCTCTGTGTTTGGTACGCCCTGATCACGTAGCTCAACCTGTGCTTGGTTGACCTTAGCGATTGTGAGGTTAGTACCACCAGCGGCTACAGCAGTAGTCAGTGGAGTAGAAGCGTCCATAGCATCGATGACAAGTTGGTCACAACGACGACCCAAGGCACCGGCGATTGTAGATGCCAGCTCTTGCTTCTCGTCAAAGTTTACGTCTTGTGCGTCAAAGATGTCTGTGAACTCAGGTGCGTTCCAGTTTACGAGTGTTGCGGTCTTGAACTCGTGTCCAACACCCATTGCAACTACATCGGCAGAGCTAGCCTTCTGGTTAGCAAGACCTTTGCCCATACGACGGAACTTGTAGGTATCACCTACGACGTTGTTTCGGAGTGTGACAGCGTTCTTAAGCAAGCCCATGTTTGCGTAGGCGTGCTTCACCATGCTGTCAAATTCAGTTACCGCTACTGCGGAGAGATTAATTGACATGATTCAGTCTCCTCTATGTCAAATTGAAAAAAATTGATTAAGAGATTTTGGACTGAGTACCCGATAGTCGGTCAGTCGTTCAACCTAAAACTACCGGGCCTTGTGAAAGGGGTATCCGATCTCGCTATGATACCACAGACTGCGTATTAGCCAACAACGCGTACGTTGGGCTTATCACCACCGAATTCTTTCATCATGCGCTGAACCTTGGCCTCGTGGTTAGGATCGACCGCACGTAGCATTTGACCGCTCTCATGCTTCTTAAACATCTCGGCTTCAATGTCAGACCATGTAATGCCACCCGGCTCAATGTAGCCATCAATCGGCAACTTAGCAGGGGCGGTGGACTTAACCAGAGCCTCGATCAGCTCAACCGCTTCGGCACTGTTTACGGCATAACGTAACCGCTCGTATGTATCGCCATCGAGATTGTTCTTCATGTACTGCTCGACAACCTTGACACGCTCTACACCGTTATCGCCTAGCTTCTGAAGCTCAACTTCCATCGATACTTCTTCAGCCGCTTGATCTTGTGCGGATAATAATTCCCATGCGTCGTTCATTGCAGACTGAGACATGTTGGTCTTCTCACCAAACGACACTAGCTCCTGCCACAACGCGTCGTCTGACTCTACACCTTCAATAACGGAGTAACCGTCTTTAGGTGCGCCAGTGAATCCACCAAACTTCTTCTCCAGCTCGGTGTATGCCTTGGCTTGCTCTGCTACTGACTTGTACTTGTCGGCTTTGTACCACTCGGGTTGATCGCCAACGCCCTTGATCCCATCACTCAAAAAGAATTCGCCTTCACCTAATGTGGGTTCTGCGGCGTCTACTAATGATTGCAGGGTGTCGTTACTTTCTACGGCCTGTTCTTCCATGATTATCTCCAAGGATATTGAATTACTGCTCGTTTAACATTTACGGGTTGGTGTCTTAGCAGGATAGATTCCAGCCTGCGCTTGCCATTGATCACAGCAAGATCGTTTACGTCGATCCAATCAACGTGTTGACCGTCTTTGTAGCACCTGAAAGCTCGAAACTTGTGGATGTACTCGAACTTCTCAAAGCCATATCGGTCATGTAATCGTTCCAGCCAATCAAGTTCGCACCCAATAGTTGCTAGGTGGTCCATGTCATTGCCGGATACCTCGTACTTGGGCTTGGCTTTACGCGCCCGCTTCTTGGGTTCTTCCGTCATAGTCTCTCCGTCTGCTGTATGTAGTGGATAATCATACGGATAACACCCGCTTCACCATTGTGATACGCCGCTTCGTACGCGACGTTCTGGCTAGATAGGGCGGTTGAGTTATCGAAAAGAAAGCGACGTGTCAGATCCTCCAAGACCTTCTGCCCGTCTTCAGTGTTGAAGCATCGGGCATAGGCTTTGGTGAGTTCTGTTATCTGTTCTTGTGCTTTGGCTTTCTGTCTCTTGGCATCTGGGCTTGCGCCCTCAATTGTTTCCCAAGTCATTCAGCTTCCATTTGTTGTGGTTGTTGTTGTTGCATCTGAGCTTGCGCACCGGCTTGGATGATTTGCTGTTTCTCTACCTCAGACCGAACCAATTCAGACGGCATCCCTGTTTTGTTAGCCGCCCATGTACCGAAGTCCTCAGTCTTATAAGCCATAAGTACCTGCTCGGGGCCAGACGTACCCAATACAAACTGTACGGCTTGCTGAACAGCTAGTAAGTCTTCTCCGTCTTGTGCTCGTGCTAGTGGGGATGTGAACTTAACTCGTACATCGCGGCCATCAAGCTCGATAGGCACGATCAATCCGCGTCGAGTCAGTATAGCGACGACACGCTTGAGTATTGGTATGAGTATCTCGGTCTGAAGTCGCCCAAATGCCGACCCGATCCGCTTTGCAAGCTCTCTGGATTCAATAGCAACTTCAGTGGCGCTACGAACAGGACCAGCAGGATCACGCAAGTCGTTGAACATTGCCAACTTGATAGCGTTTTGTAGCTCGACGATTTCAAATTGCGCGAGAGCAAGGTTCGATCCTGTATCGAGACGTTGAATAGAGGGGTTGTTGGTGTTGTTTGACCCGACTGGGATCACGACACCGGGTGCAATCACCATATTGTACGGGTTAGTAACACCGTCGTCAGTAGCTGTGTACATACCGGCAAGGTCAATCGCGGCTTTCTGCAAGACAAACTCTTTCGCCTTGTTCAGTGAGCGTACATCTGGCAATGACTGCATCGCAGGACCACGACCACGTATCTCACCGGCTACCTTTGTGTACCGACCAGTGACCCAAGGGCTAGATTCCCCGAAGTCTTCAGTCCATGAGAAAGACTTTTCATTGTTAACCCACAGGCAACCATAGTATCGCTTGCTCTTAGGGTCAAAAACTACGCCCTCAGACACGCTCACTTCAGTGTTGGGGCTGTTTTCGATCATGTTGCGTACATTCTGCGAGGCTTCAAAGCCCTGCCACATACGCTCTAGTAAACGAGCCTTGACTTGAAACCGTCGCCAGTGTGTCTCGACCGTTCCGTATGGACCCTCTTCAAACGCAATTCCCTTCTGAGGGATCGTGTGGAAGCAAATAGGGTTTGTTTCGTCGTCAGTCTCTTCAATCTTCATGGTTGCCGTACCCACGAGAAGATCAAGCGCCGCTTCATAGAACTGCGTATGGAAGTTAGAGCGATTCAGGTAGTCAAAGACAAGCTCGCACTGCTGATCTAGGTTAGCTCGCACGTCCTCTTCGGATACATCGAACTGCCCTGACTCTAGCAAGCGAACAATCTCTTCGGTCGGCTGGAATGTAGCCCATCGTGACCAGATCGGAGCAATGTTTTCCTGTAGCTTGCTCGCACCTTGTTGGATAGCTGTCAACGCAGTCGAGTCAAAGATGCGATCCATCTTCTTCTGACCGGTGTTCTCAGTGTCAAACAGGTTGCGTTGCGGTAGAAAGTATTCGTACACATCCTGCAATTGGTCGTGCCACATTGCTTGAGTGCTAAACGCTTTCTGTTCACGTTCCTTTATGTCTTGGATCGAGCCAAGATGCGGGGGCAAGCTCATAGTGTTACCTATTTAAGTTGTGCTTGTGTTCCAGAGTACGGACCAGTGCGCATGCCGCCACCAGCGCCGCCACGAGTAGCTCCGCCCATACCGCCCATACCTAGCATGGTGCGAGCTGTAGAGCCCCCTGCACGGCCTCCTGCGGCCTCTGCACGGCTACGTGGTACGCCGCCCAAGAGAGACTTAGTTCCCAGCTTGCCGCGAGCCATTGCACGGAAGCGCTCTTCCTGCTCCGCAATCTCTTCATCCAGTGCTACTGCCTGACGGCGCTCGACAGCGATTTGCTGTGCTGTTGGCTTAGGTGCTTTCGGTGATTTCATGTCTCAAATACCTATAAAGTTGATAAGGGGTCAGTATTAATGGATTACTGATTCCCAATACTTTCTTTGTATGTCCGACGCAAGTGTTCAACATGAACAGTGATCGCCGGGATTCTCTAATTACAGCCTTGACGATGATATCATTTTCGACTACGTGGGTCACATCATCCGTCGTGTACATTTCCAACCCCTTCGTGGTCTTAGAATGCACGATCCATTTACCGTTATCCGGGGCTATGATGTAACAGTGCCGGATAGTTGGATGGAGTATCCACGACCACCAATGCCCCTCATCATTTGTAAACACCACATAGCAATCAGAAGACACGAACGTCCATCTTCATTTGACGCACCTTCCTGCTCTGCGTGTGCAAGTTAGTTAGTGCCTGTCTACCTTCGCCTTCACCTTGCAATGCGTACTCCAATGCCTCGACCGGGTGACTGTATTCGTTCTTATCAGGCTCATCGGTGTACTTCTCACCCGATATCTGGATGCGTCGGTAACAGAAGCCACCCTGCAATCCCTTACGAATCATTCGTGCTTTAGGACTGATCAAGAAGCGTGGCTTACCATCCATGCAGAGTTCCTTCATCGGTATTTCTAGCGCCGCGCGTCGCAATGCAGGATCGTTTGTTAGTGTAGGCGTGCAAGGTATGCCAGCCGCTCGCATGATCTTGAATGGTGTGTCTGCATTAGCTTGGTTCTTGTTATCACCTGAAGGATCACCCCAGCCCCTGAATCGGCACTTCGGGTAGTTCGCATCAATGTATCGCTTGAGACTAGGTGCAAAGTCCACAGCCCCGGAGTCAGTTAGACAAAACTCATCAAAACAAACCCAGCGGCCCAACGCATCTCTCTGAAGAAACGCACAAGCTGGAGTCCGACCGAAGTCAAAGCCAAGCACA